TTTCACATTTCTGCAAGTCCTCCGTTGAGATGAGGGGGCCATCCGTAAATAGAGCCATCGTCGTTCACTGCGCTATCGTTTTTCCGGCCGAACTGCGCTTTTGAGCACGCGAAGATCGGCATCCGAGATCAGATTCACTTGAACTCGCTCGGCCGTCGCTCGCTGCTGCGCGATCTGTACTGCCTCTTGCACGCCATTCCGGTACTCGACAGACTCTTCCGCCGTCGCTAAATGAGCACGTCCCTCCAAAATCAGACGAGCTGCATTTCTTCGAGATACTTCGACCCTTTGCCCGGCTCGTCCCCCATCCGGCGTTTCATCGCTGACCACTACGACATGCGGCTCCGCAATCTCCTGCTCGATCGTCCGTAACTTTTGATAGAACAGCCTCAAATCCATGTTTTCCTCAACAATTGCGAACGGACACAATCGCGGCGTCCGTTCGCCCTGCTTCGTCGCCTGACTTTCAGCTATTGACTTGGACTCCGAAAGAATTCCGGAGAACCGCTGTCCCGTACAACACGTCTACCGTGAACTGCTGCGCCAACGTGTTCGGCTGATAGCTCATAACAACCCGAATTCCGAAGTTGCCCATGTCCGCGTACTCTGCGATCGCCCCCGTGCCGGGAAGCGGCTGAGGTAGCCTCCGAATTACTAGACCGATCCCGTCTCGGGCAAAAGCTAAATTGTGTGTGTTAACCGGCCCGCTGCCCGTTCTCGGCACAAGCTGCGATCGGAAAACGAAAAAGTCCTTGATTTTTCCCACTGCGCCATCAATAAGAGCGCGCAGCCCCGCATCTCCTGCCGAATAGTATTCACTGAATCGAGGAATCTGCCGAAGCGCTGAGTAAGTGGTCGGGTCAACCACTAAATACTTACCAGCGCCGGCCGGCACTTTGGCTTGGAACAATGCGGTCTCCGCCGCATCAATTGAGGCCTCCGTTAGTGCAACACCGGCGGTACCGATTGCTGTGTTGGAACTAAATTGTGAATAGAGGTTCAAGACATCCGACTCGATTCGCTCCGCAATGGCGACCACAGCCGGCTGCATATACAACCTCAATAAATCCGGCACTGCCAGCACCTTTGTAATGTCCGGAATCTGGAAGGTGGCTTCGGCATGAGTATTCAGAACAATTTGCGCGTTCCCTAGATTCGGGTTCTGGGTCTGGACCGTACCCCCTTCTGCAATATTGTTCGCGACTAACGTCGGGGGAATCGGCACGTTCACCGTATCTCCGGCCTGTGCCAACGTCGGCTCGTAATCCCGGTTAACTAGATTCCCCATAATCAGGTTGCTAACTAGGGCTGGAAGCGCGTCCACTGCTACTAACTTGACGATCGCGTTTGCGACATTCGCTGATGTAATTGCTGCCACTTATGGCTCCTCTCTTGTTCACTTCTGCCGGGAAGACTTTTCTGATCCGCTTCCGGCGCTTTTCACTGACCTCGCAGGGTCTGACTTGCTACCCTCGCGATCTCATGGCGTACCTTTTCCAGTTCTTCCGGACTCATGCCCGGTCGAATTTTGTCCAGATCAAGCCCGCCTGTCGACGGAGCTACCTTCGGCTCCGAACCCATTCCCGATCCGCCGGTAATCCGCGCAGGCAGGAGTTCTGGGTTGTCCTGAACGAACTGAACCAGGTAATCCCGCGCCGGGACCTCACCCTGTCCTGTCTTTGCAAACAGCCGCCCATCGTCGTTGCGTTGAATATCGTCCTTCACCACGCGATACGCCAAGTCGACTTTGGCTACACCCAGCCGTTGCAACTCTGCCCGAACCGATGAGCTTCGCTCCGCCTCCTCTGCTATCCTTCGACTGGCCTGGTTCTCCTGTACTAACTCATTGACTCGGCGTTCTAAGGCTTCACGCCGTTTTCGTTCGTCCATTAACTCAGCCTTGTAAGCAGGCTCCGCTTTGGCGCGTTCGGCCTGTACGAACTCCTCTATCACCCCGCGAACGATGGAGCGCAACTCAGGCTGTTCTACGTTTTTCTCATCCATATTTCCCTCCTCAGAAGATTTGTCTGGCGGGATCTTTTCGTTACCCATCACTGCTCCTGATCGATCTCTTGGCCGATTCTATCTTTTACTTCTTGCCGTACATCACAAAGAAATTGAAACGCAACCTTCTTATGTACCTGCCTTTTTAAAGTCGGTGACGCGATCCCTAGGCTGAGTAACCGTTGAGCGTCATCCAACTCAGTGCCGAAGTCCCCGATGTCGAACTCGTCCATACCCGATACGTCGATGCTAAGGCCGTCTTCCCGTGCAGCCTCGATCGCACGCAATATACGCTTCATCGCGTCCTTTACTGCGTCTCCGTAGGCGCGCAGCACTTCCTGAGTTATTGCGTAATCTCTCTGCTTGCTGACGCCGGATTGGCTGTTATTTCCGGAAACTGCTCCGCCCGCGTGGGTCACGTAACACACGCGATAGATTTCTTCCTGCAGTCGTGTAAGATTGTCGGCTGCGATCTGGTATACAGTTCCTGCTGGCTCTGTCCATCCGAATCGATCTTGAGGCCCAAGCTGGATGTAATATGACTCGCCCATTACTTGGTCCCACTCCCGGTCCGAATATATAACTGGTGTCGCAAACAGCCCCATGGTGAGTGCCCAGCCAAGAGCATTTGACTTGTTGAAATGCTCCAGCTGCAACGAGCCTGCTTTGTTCAGAAGCCATAGTCCCTCGGAGATTCGCAGTTCCACTACGGGCACTCTCGATTGTTTTGCAAGCCCATGACGCCCTTCCGCAACAAGCTCAATCCCGCCTCGGCCCGTGCCTTCCTCTGACCGCTCGTAAATCCGGTAACGTTCCTTGTCGTAATACACCCACCGCGTTTGCTTGACCCACGCGGAGTCCTCGATCTTATTCTTTTTTAAACTGCTGGTTCGGAGCACGATCCATTGATAGTGTCCCCGATCGTCGTGACTCCAATTAATGAGCTCATCGGCGGAGTAACTCACCAAATAGGCTCGCGAGGCTCCCCGTTCGTCCTCCTCCGCGCGCGTTCCAGCAGGCTGATTCAAACGCGGAAAGTCGATTAGAAGGTAACTCTTCCCGCAGACTAACGCTTCAACGAATTGCCTTCTGAAACACTCGGCGATATTAGTGCCCTTCAGATCGCAATCCTCGATAAACTCACTGAAAAAGTGTCGCGCACGCTCATTCGTGCCTTCCAACGTTAAGACCGGCTCCCTGCGGAACAGCGTGGCCGTATACCAGTCGACAATGGATCCGACGTAGTTTTCGTAGAAACTGCGGCTCAGCCTTTCCGCGTAGACGTCCCCGGGCTCCTTCTGCCGCCTGACCAAGTACCGATCTGCATTAGCAATAAACTGCTCACCTCCGACATACAGATCTCTGTACCGGTTCCACATCGCTCGCTTCGCGGAATACTCAGGGTGTTCATGGCTAATATCGAAGGTGCTATTACTTGTGTTCATCTCGTATCACGCGTTAAATCAACCGGCGGCTCTGCTCCCCAAAGCTCAATTTCGGCCTACACTCTTGCCACATCACGTATCCGAGCGCGTCCGAGAGATGAGTTCGCTTGGAGTCTTTCTCCTTGTCAATGACGCTGGTGTCCGGCTTGAACGTGATCTCTTCGAAATCCGCAATTAGCCCTTTGCATCGAGGGTGAACAAGCAACTGCACTTCCTGGCTGGCGGAGAACAGCTTTGCATTTACTAGTGCGACTCGTTCGCGCACGCTCGGGTTGCTGGGCGGCACTCGAAACTTCACACTTCGATATGCTGTTTGCCTAAAGTATTCTTTGATGATTTGGTAATCCGTCGTTCCAGCCGTCTGCAGCCTCTGTCCCGAGGCGTCGCCGTAAATCACGACTCCAGTTTGATGATTCGGATACCGCGCATGGAACTCCTCGCACGCCTGTTCCGTGCTCGCTCGGCTCAATACGATTTCGTCCAGTACCCGCACCTCATCCCCCCTTTTCTGCGCGACAATGGAACTCATCGGATCGACGTTGAAATCGAGAGCCCAGAACAATGGCGCTTCGGGATCAAGTTCTACCGTCTTCACATTGCGTGTTCGCTTGAACGCGTGATAAACAACTCCTGCTTGAACATTCAGATACTCGCCCAGAACTTCCTGCTCAAAGAACTTCGCATCGTAACTGCTCTTCAAACGCTGATAGAAGTCCGGAATTTTGTCCAGCACGTGCCGGTTTTCATAAGGCTTCGCTAGCACAACCTCGTATCCATCAACTAGTTCCCGAATGAATTTCCGGTAAACCCAGTCAAACCCCTTCGGCGTCCAAACAGCG